GTAATAAAATTATCCAATATTGATCCAAGCATCACCAAAAAAGAAATACCTTGGAAATATACTTTCATTGATCCCTGCTGTGTGGATGTTTGCGGAGAAGCCCTGTCTTCATTCTTACACGATAAACATTATGAAGTTAAATTACCTGCAAAATTAAGAAAGATTATTAATCATCCAAAGAGCGATATGGAAAGAGAGATTGTGGCAAAGCTACCAGAAACAATATTGAGTGCTGCCGAATCAGCCAAGGGAGTTGGTCTTGATCCACTTAAAACATTAGTGTTTCACTATAAAAAGGACGATTGGAACAGTTGGGCAAAGCCTATGGTACACAGCATTATGGATGATATTGCTGTTGTAGAAAAATTGAAGCTGGCAGATATGGCGGCTCTGGATGGTGCTATTAGTAACATTAGAATTTTTAAGCTTGGAAGTTTGGAGCATAAAATTGCACCTACTCCCGAAGCAACGGGAAAGCTAGCCTCGATACTGGGAAACAATACGGGCGGCGGAACAATGGATATGATTTGGGGTCCAGACATTGAATTGATAGAGAGTAAAACTAATGTTCATGAGTTTTTGGGTGAAAGTAAATATGTGCCACATTATAACGCCATTTATGCCGGTTTGGGAATTCCTCCCACCCTAACGGGAACTTTTGGTGCAGCAGGAACAACAAACAATTACATTAGTCTAAAGACATTAACTCAAAGACTTCAGTATGGACGAGATGTTCTTATTAAATTTTGGGATAATGAACTATCTATTGTGCAAAAGGCAATGGGATTCACTCATCCTGCTAAAATTGAATTTGATAGGATGGACATGAGTGACGAAAGTTCAGAGAAAGCTCTACTAATACAATTGGCCGATAGAAATATTATTAGTGATGAACTTATTCAGTCGCGGTTTGGGGTTGATAGCGAAATAGAAAAGACGCGACTCAACAGAGAGAAGAAAGATCGTGTGGCAAATAGAATGGTGAAAAAGGCTGGTCCTTGGTTTAATGCCGGGTTTACCGAGGATTTACAAAAAATTGCTTTACAACTAGGAATTGTCTCTCCAAGCGAAGTAGGACTAGAACTCAAAGAAAAGACGAAGGGCGAATTGATAGGATTAGAGCTTAAGGATAAATTTACAAAAGTAAAAAATGTGCCAAAGCAATCTGGAATACCACAACAGGGACGCCCCAAAAACTCTACAGATAAAGAAAAGCGCAAACAAAAGGTTTTTGCTCCACAAACTGGTGCGGCACTAACTGTGTGGGCGACAAAAGCACAAGATAAAATTAGTGATATTATTAATCCAATATTATTAGAGTTTTATAATAAAAAGAATATTAGAAGCCTAACTAGCGCAGAATATAAAGAATACGAAATCACTAAAACCAAAATATTGTTTAGTTTAGGTCCGTTCGTTCAAATATCTCATGATAACGTTTTTGACTGTTTGGCTAAGATAAATGATCCAAAATTATCTCAAATGGTTAATCTTTACGATAAATATACCAAAATGCTTGCCGCTCAACTCAACGAGGAGCTTGTAGCCAACGATCTTAACTCTGCTAAGGCTTCATTCTATTCTTTGGTGTATAGTCAAACTAACGAATAAAACTATCTTAGGGAATTAATATGAATATTTTTCAAAAAGAATATGACGACGGTATTAATGACCTGATATTATCCAATTCAAGCGTATCTTATAGTAGTCTTGCAGAACCATGTTTTGAAGACCACTTGAAGAACGCTCTTAATATTGCTGTTGCTTCTTTGACCGACTATGATTTATATCATGTGCAGTCAATCTTAGTTTCTACTGTTTGGAATAAAAACGATGATGTTTTTGATCCAAAAGAAACGTGGGTCGCTCGCCATAGTCCAGAACACAAGCCGGCAAATCTAAACCACGACGAAAAGGAAATTGTGGGGCATATTATCTCCAATATTCCTGTTACTGTTGACGGGAAAATTATTCCAGAGGATATAAATCCAGAAGAACTTCCTTCTAAATATCATATATTAACGGGATCAGTTATTTATTTAGCGTATAGAGATATTGAACTAAAAGAGCGCGCTTTAAGACTGATAGACGAAATTCAATCCAACAATAAATATGTTAGTATGGAATGTCTATTTAAGGGATTTGATTATGCCCTAAGAAGTGTTAATACTCCTGCTTCTGATGGATATCAGGTAATCAAACGAGATAAGGATTCCGCATACCTTACAAAGTTTTTGCGGAAATATGGCGGAAGTGGAGAATATAATGGCTATAAAATTGGTCGCCTATTAAAAGACATTACATTTAGCGGTAAGGGCTTTGTTGACAAACCAGCCAATCCAGATAGTGTTGTTTTTACAATAAACGACCTAGAAAATGCGTGTCAAGATGAAGTGTGCGCAAATAAAAATACGTTATCTATTTTGGAGTTAGAACAAAAAGCAGAAAAAAAAACAGATTTGGACGAATTATGTGTATCTAATATTCAGCAACCTAACAATACAACGGAGAACGTTATGAATGAAAACGACGTAATTGAAATCAAGACAGCCCTAGCTGAACTTAAGACTGCTACAGTGGCTAATCAAGATAATGAAATAGCTAAGATGCAGGCATCTATTTCGGCTCTTGAAGTTACGGTTTCGGAACTCAACGAAAAGCTATCTCTTAATGAAGCTACGGCAACAGACCTAAACAGCCGTATTGCTGCTGGTGAGGCTGCTCTTGAAATCTCTCGTGCAGAAACCGAAGCTGTCAAGGCTGGTGTTGAACAATCTATTGCCGACAAGGAATTAGTTATTAATGACTTGAATGGTCAGATTGCTAGTCTTACAGAAGCTGTTGCAGTATACAAAGATCAAGAAGTAGCAATGGCCAAAAAAGAAAAATTAATGAAAAGAACAGCATCTTTAGTCGAAAATGGTGTAACACATGAAGTAGCTACAAGCTATGCCGAAAAGTTTTGCGATGTTGATGATGATATGTTTGATGCTATGTCGGCTTTGCTTAAGGCTAAAACAACAAGCGTTGCAGCAATAGTATCGGAAACAACAGAACTGGTGTCGGAAGTGGACGAATCAACAGTATCTAGTCCTGATGAGTCAATTTTAGATAATGTTGAAGTTACTCCCGAGATAAGTCTAGCGGTTTCTTCGGAAGTTGAAGATGTTGCGGCGAATGTTCGTTCGGAATTAGTCGAATTTGTTTCAAGCAAATTAGTCAAATCAAAACGGTAAACTTAACAATTAAACTATAGGGAGAAATAAAAATGGCTCTTAAACCACATCGTATTGAATTGCTAACAGACGTATCGTATTTCATGAATACGACTGCCACTCGTGGCGGAATTGTTTGTGTTGTAACTGCTGGTAGTGGTATCAGCATGGATGACGCCAACGCTGTTGTTGCATATGCTGCTGCTGTTTCTGGCTCAAAACCACTTGGGCTTTTAATGAATGACGTAGTTAATCTTGACCTAACTCGTCAACACATTAACTATCACGTAGATGAAGTTCAGGTTGGAAGTAAGGTTACGTTACTTCGTCAGGGGCAGGCTACCACTAACATGATTGTTTCTGCTGCTACTCCATCTGCTGGTGATGACGCTTATGTTGGCGTTAGTGGATTACTTGGTACTAGCTCAACCAATAGCGTTAAGGTTGGTCAATGGCTAAGCAAGAAAGATCCAGACGGTTACGCAAAAATTTCAGTCAATCTATAATCCAATTTTACAGAATAGGGAGAAAAAACATGTCAATTGAAAAATTTCAACCAACTCCAGAGCTAACAGCACTTTTGAAGAAAAGTGGAAGTTCGGCTCGTGAAGAGTCTTTAGCGGCTAATGCTGAAATCGCAAAAGCTATTGAAGTACCTCTTCGCAAGGGCGTACTTAGTGGCGAGAATACTGGGGGAATTTTTACTCCAGTCAAGCTTGAGCCAGGTGCAGCGTCAGAGTTTCCTCTCGACTTACTAGCTCCTGGTACAGAACGAGATCATGTTGCTTATACTGTTCCTAATCATGGATATATTCCACAGAAGACAGTTGAGGGTGACTATGTAACAATTCCAACTTTTAGCATTGCCGACTCAGTAGACTTCAATTTGAAGTATGCTCGTGATGCTCGTTGGGATGTTGTTAGTCGCGCCATCGAAGTTCTTCAGGGTGGATTCGTGAAGAAAATGAATGATGACGCATGGCACACGTTGCTTGCTGCTGGTGTTGGTCGTAACATCGTTGTATATGATAGCGATGCTGCTGTTAACCAATTTACCAAACGTCTTATCAGTTTGATGAAAACTGTTATGCGTCGTAATGGTGGTGGTAACAGTACGAGCGTTAACAGAAGCAAGTTGACAGATCTTTTCCTAAGCCCAGAAGCTATGGAAGATATGCGCAATTGGAGCGTTGCTGATGTTGATGAAGTTACTCGTCGTGAAATCTACACTGCCGCTGACGGAACTCTTAACAGAGTATTCGGCGTCAACCTTCACGACATGGACGAGCTTGGCGTTGGTATGGAATATCAGTTGTTCTATAGTAGCGTTCTGGCTGGTACTATGCCTGGTGGCGATACTGAAATGGTTGTTGGTCTAGATCTTAGTTCAGACAACACTTTCATGATGCCTGTTCGCGAAGAAGTTCAGATCTTTGAGGATGATTCTCTTCATCGTCATCGTAAGGCTGGCTACTATGGCTGGGCCGAAATGGGCTTCGGCGTACTAGATAATCGAAAGATTATCCTTGGCTCGATGTAATTATTAACTTATAATCGTCAGATTATTCGATCTAAGGCTGCCTTCGGGTGGCCTTTTTTCGTTTTTATTCTTAATTTCCCTTGACGGGTTGACGGTTTTTAAGTATAATAATTGAGTCTAGGATTGTTAAATCGGAGAGAAGGCAATATGCTTGAGCCAGAAAAAACGATGGAACAATTAGGATATTCTATAGAATCACTATCTGGTGGTTCCAGCAAAAGGATTATATTTTGTTGTGATTATTGTGGAGAATATTTTAATAAAGTCTATAAAGCCTACAATAAGCAAAGACAAATAATTCAAAAAGATAGTTGTGATAGTTCTAGCTGTAAGTTTAAAAAGAGAGAAGAAATCAGTATAGATAAATATGGCGTAAAAAATTCAACACAAAGATCAGATATAAAAGAAAAATTGACTTCATATACTATTGAAGACCATAAAGACAACATTGTTGAATTGCTAAGTGAGGGGTTTAGTGTAGCCAATATAGCAGAAAAAATAGATATTCCTAAAACTAGCATAGATAGATACCTTAATAAGATTGGAATTAATGCTAGCGACTATTCTAATTTTAAAGATAGACAAGACAAAACATTAACGGAAAAATTAGGTAAAGACTATAAAAGCATTTTACTAGAAAAAAGAAAAGAAACAAACCTGGAAAGATATGGTTACGAGAACGTATTTAGCAACAATAAAATAAAAGAGAAGATAGTAGAAGCCTGCATAGAGAAACACGGAGTGTCACATCATTTGCAGGTTCCAGAAATTTTAGAAAAACAAAAACAGACAAATACAGTAAAATATGGATATGAAAACACTTTTCAGGTTCCAGAATTTAAAGACAAAACAAAAGAAACCAACCTAGAGAAATACGGTTTTGAGTTTGCTACTCAAAGTAATGAGGTTCAAGAAAAAACCAAACAAACAAATCTAGATAAATATGGTTACGAGTATTGTACTCAACATCCAGAGATTAAGAAAAAGGGCATTGATACCATGCGTCGCAATGGAAATGCTACATATTACGAGGGATTGGATGCTGCGGGGTGGTCAGAGAGGACTGGCTATTCTATAAGTAGAACTCATCAGTTAA